AGCTAAGATTTTAAAACTTGGCATTATTCTTGGTGGAGGCATAGATATTAATCCGTACCAGATAGGTCATCACTTAAAGATGCACCCAGCAGAGGTACACTCTGGGTTAACAGAGTTAAAGCATAGAAAAGAAATAACACCGGGAACAAGTCGTGACACGGTAAACATAAGAAGGAGTTAGAATGGAAGCATTTTTAATTTACCTCGCCATTGGGCTGGGTGTAATGAACGCAATCATGCCGCTTATCAAGAAGATAGTAAGCAAGACAAAGAACAAGAGCGACGATAAGGTGGTGGAGATAATCGAAGAAGCCCTTCTCTTAGCTAAAGGATTGCAAGCAGAAAAGAGCAGCCTTGAAGCTGCTAAAAAAAAATCTGCTTAGAACATTGGTTTATCATGTCGAAGAGAAACACGAATATAGCCAGCCTAAAGGATCCCTTTCGCTCAGCAGTACGGTGGATGGTTCACCTAATAGAAGAAGAGGGGTTAGCCGTTACGGTGTTCGAGACTCAAAGAAGCAATGAGCGGCAAGACAAACTAAAAGAGAGAGGAGCAAGCAAGGCCGATGCAGGTCAAAGCCCTCACAACCACGGTCTTGCTTGTGATTTCATACTGGACACCACTAAGGTAAGGGTTCAAGAAAGAGAGTGGAAGGGCAAGATGTATCCCGATGCTTGGGACTACACCACACCAGAAGCCAAGGCGGTTTACGACCGACTCGGCGAACTGGCAGAATCTATCGGACTAGAATGGGGTGGTCGATGGAAGTTCTTGGACGTTCCACATGTCCAAATGCCGTCGTGGAAGAGCTACATAAACTGACTGTTAAGAGACCAGCTTTGTGGTTCATAGTCCTCAACATGCCCCTCTTTCGATAGGATGTCTAAGACACGCCTCGCACTTACGTTCAGGCGAACAGCAATGGACAGAGGGCCTACCCCTTGGGCGAACAACTCTATCACTTCTGGCTTCAGTTTCCTTTGCGTTGTCCCTGCTTTGAATAGGTGACGAGGTGTTGATCTCGTATTCAAACCCATCATATACTCCCATCTGGTTCCACATTTAGCTCTCCAATACTGAATAGTTTGTTGTAGGCTAGGTTATATGTTTCACACCTTGCCCTAAAAGTGTTTGTACCGTCACTGTCTCCGGGTCGCAAGAAGGTTGCTTCATTAAAAAATAAGTCAGTAGGGATGTACCCCATAAGATAGACCTCTGTAAGGTCTCTCTTTACGGATGCGAACACATAGTAATCACATGCTTGACGACGGGTTATATTTGGTATGGATGCAGCATAATCAATGCGAGGTCGATTGTTTCTAACCTTGCTCTTAACGTCAATGGTTGCCCCCCTAAGAGACACGTCCCAGTCGTAAGTGTTGTCATGCTTTGCAGCACCCAAGTAATGGCAAACTGCGTACTCTCCAAGGATACCAGCAGCGGTGCCATCACCTTTTCGTATGCTGTTTTTAAGTGAGTCCTTAAATGTGGCAGCTTCTTTTCGCGCTGCGTCTATCCATTCCGGTCGGGTTTTAACGGTAACAACATCGGCTGCTCTTTCTGTTTTTTTTTAAGAGGTGCGCCCCCTTTGGACAGGTCCACCCAAAGGTTCATCTCTGGGCTTTGTATCGTCATGGCGGTGTTGGTGTTTGGCATTTCTCTCGGCTCTGTTTTCTTTACGCCAAGCAGCATACTGTTAGGGAAAACCTTTTTGACTCCAAATAAAAACTTGGTCATCATGCTCCAGTCAGCACCCGACGACTTGATGATATTTACTTCACGCGCTGTTAACTTCATTGTATATCCTCATAAGGTCTGCGAATAGCTCCAGATCCATAGTTACATAGGTTGGCCCGTGGTCCCACTTGGTAATGGCTACAGGTCGAAGTAAGCCGCAAGCTTTCTTCGACTGATCCATTGCTCCCTTGATGTTGGGCCTCTTGCCTACCTTGCACTCTATCCACAAGTCACCAACATTCATTACGTCAGGGCACTCAGCCCCATCACGGTATTGTATTCCGCGACGGGCATGAGCAAACCCTATGTCCTTAAAGAAGTTGGACATCTGTCTCTCAAAGGAGTGACCCTTTGTTCTAGATCTCTTGCCTGTCAAACCGAATCAACTCTGCCAAAGCGGTCCTGCTCTTCATAGTCCACCCTCTCTTGCAAATCCTCGCTCTTGATCACCATCATCTTTATGCGGTTAACAATCCAGTTTGCTTCAGCAAATGTGAACTTAATAACTCTCGCATACGAGTCCGGCTTAGGGGTGTCAACCTCCCCGTTAGCGCCAGTCTCATTGTTCTCGTGATCAGCGATGCGCCTCTCCATTAACTCAACTATCTTTCTCTCCATTACTGCTCCCCTTCTGGGCCTTCTGAATGAAGAACCCCTCTGCTCTCTGTTACTGTAGTAAAAAAAATCTCATTAATCAAATCTCTGTCTATTTTTTCAGTAAAATGTTCATGCGCTTCCGGCCACAACCGAAGAGGGATTGCCTTGTTTTTGGCCCTCCCGCTCCTGATTTCAGCCAAGCTTTCCTCAAGCTCTTCGCAAGCTAGGGCTATCAAGTATGCCGCAATGCCAAACTCCTTGATTATGGCAGCCTTGTTGCGTACACCGTCAGCCTCCTCGGTATAAGAAAGCAGCGTAAGCATGGCCTCCTCAAAGACATGGTTACGCATTAGCTGCGGAGATTTCTTTCCGCTCTTCTTCGACTTCTTTCCAAAACTCAATACATGCCTCAAGTATCTCCTCATGTGCAAAGCAGTCAGCTTCGATGAGGTGTGTCTCCCTGTCTGCCGTGGTGAGGTGGTGTACGGATAGATCCCACCGAGTGAGACCAGTCAACATCATATAATACTGGCATTGCAGCCAGTAGTTTTCAGGCATCTTCTTCTCCAGCCCGTCCCACTTTCTCTTCCCGAAGTAGTGGGTAACCTTCGCCTCCCAGCCCCACTTGATCCCACTAACAAGTAGCCCCTTGTCATGAGGGGATACCTTGTATCGAGAGTTTAACCTAACGAGACCGTCTGGTGACCCCACCAGAAAGTCATATTCGGGGTGTACAAATGTGTGTCCGGGTAGGAGCTCTGCTTCCACCTCCGCAACAGGGTCCATGACATGCTCGCCCGAAGTCTTCTCGTACCACTTAAGCACTGCATTCTCATACATCAAGCCAGACTCGGTAAAGTTATTACCCTTGAAGTCATCAGTTAGTCTACCACTCTTCTCCCCTTTGAGCTTCTCCCTTGTTTTGTATTCACTTACCCCAAGTATGGTGGCTATGTCCGTGCCCCCTATGCGGCGCATTCTGTCTTTCGGCTTTACGAATATAATCATCTGCTCTCCTATAAGCATTCGGCGAAACCAAGGAGGAACCCAACGACAGCAGCAGTCCACTTCATAGCTGTTATCCCTCCCTCGATCCGCAGCATTAAAAACTGCATCTCTTTTTGCTTCTTAAGAACCTCTTGTAGCTGGTCCTCAATAAACTCCATTCTTATCTCAACATCTTTCAACGTCATACCATTGCTCCAACGATCCACTTCACCGTTTCAGCACGACCATCAAAGCCATCCTTGATTGAGAGCGATACGCTGAACGGCCTCTGCTCCCTGCCAGCCTTAACCCTGACAAAGACATTGTTTGTGATGGTGTCTGCTGCGTCCGCACCTATATCCAATATGCTACTCATAGCTATTAAGCCATCCACCGCACCAAATATCGCGCCACTCCCTCGAAGAGCCATTCCCGGATTCGCTTTGTCGTTCGCACTCGGTTTTCTGGTGTGATGAATCACAAGAACTGCAGCCCCAGTCACGTCTCGTATATGTCTAAGGTTTTCCATGACTTGTATGATGTCAGCTGAGTCATTCTCATCTCCGTGATGCAGGTTCCTGAACGGGTCAAAGACAATCAAGTCCAGCTTTGGTATTCCGCATTTGATTGCTTCTGCCAGCTGAAGAGCTTCAGACCTGTTCATCATATTGAGACCGCCTCCGAACCTGAAAAACAAATCCAAGTCGGCTGGGTTTCGCACCCCTCGTGTCTTGGCTAAGGAGCATACCCTAGCGTAGATATTATGTGGGCCATCCTCTAAAAAGAAAAACAAGACACTGCCGCTCTCTCCCGTTCCTGTCATCAGGGGGTCGCCAAAGAGCGCACCCCCCGTAGCTACTGCCAAGCCAAGCTCTATAGCAAACCAAGACTTTGCGGTCTTTGGTGCGCCAGCCAGCATCACTAGGTTTTTAGATTCCATGACGCCTTCGACCAGCCACCGTATGGGTGGTGGTCTTTCTTTAAAGAAGTCCTTTGAGGTCTTAACCCCTAAACTGTTAAACAACTTTTTGTTCTCACGATCTATATTCTCCATCTTGTCTAGGTACGCCCCAATGGTGTCGGACCTTTTCTGGTCACTCTGGTACCTTTCTGCGTCTACCTCATCCATTGCCTGAAACAATGCGTCTACCCCTACAGGGTCTGTACCTCTATCCGTCATAGTCATAACCTTCCCTCCTTAATGACTTACCTACGCTTTCCCTTGCCTTCTGAAGTCTATGGTTCACAGCTTGGCGTGTGATGTTTAGCTCTTTAGCTATCTTCACTTCCTGCATATCCCTACCATAGTACAGACGCCACACGATCCAGTATATGGGCTTTAGCTTTGATGCCAGCTCCCAAGCCCTAGAATAGATAAGTCGCTCGTTAACAGTGTCTGGTGGATGCTCAGTGCTATCATGGATGCTGATATCCCCGCTCCGTGTTAGCTTCTCTTTGTCTTCCCTGTATATTTTTTTCCTCCGCTTGGTTGCCGCATCACTGCGTATGATGAACCATGCCGTTCTCCAGAATGGGTATGGTTCCCCGTGCTCGTCTCTCTTCTTTCCATAAGAACGAAGGGCCTTGAGTATGGACTCAAGACCCTCCTGATATAAGTCTTCCACGTCTGCATCAGGGTAGTTACCCTTGAACCTCCGCGCAAAGCTTCGTGCTATGTGCTTATAGCGTTCAATGATGGCAGCTTGTGCAGCCTGATCACCATCTCGCCCACGGAACAGCATGCCCCTGTCTTCATCGGGCCACTCCTTAGAACGGTGCGCCCCCGATAACTGGCTGTGCTTTGGGTTGTGTTGCGCCATTGCTTCCTTCCCCTGATTTCTTTGAGAGAGGAAACTCCCAATCGTTAACTACTATAACTGGCTTGCGCTGCTTTTGGCCATCCTTCTCCCACTGCTCTACTTGTAGGCTCCCAGAGATAACAATGCCATCTCCTTTCACAAAGTGCTGAGCCACTGCGGCGCCCCGCGCACCCCAGATCTTTACAGCCACAAAGTCGGACGCCTTGTTGTCTTCCGCTCTCTTGTCGTAACGGTTAGAAACTACAACAAACTCAGTCACTTGCAGGTCTGCAGTTATCATCTTCACTTCTATATCTGTCACGATTCTCACGTTTCCTGTCATGCTTAGCATTATTCACCCTCCTTTTGGATGTCGCCCCTGACCTTCATGGCCAAGGCATTAGCTTTCTCTTTCCAGACTTGTGGCAGTTTCTTTACGTCATCTCCATACTTGGAGACCACCTTCTTCCACTCGGCTGCTGTCTTTACTGGTCCAAGGTCATGCTCTAACATCTGCATCACCTTGGCGCTGTCTTCTTCTGTGTGCTTGGACGCATGGGTATCCTCCTTTCCCGTATGTAAGTCATTACGCTTATCATACAGGGAGTTACCAAACTGATTACCAAAAGACCTGAACGCTCTCTTTAGTGAATCAGTGACTGCATCCTTTATTGCCAGCTCAAGCCCTTGCTTCGTGCTGGCATCCCCTACTCCGACATCCTCCCTCGTGACGCTTCCGTCAATGAAGTCAATCTTCACAGACATTCGACACACGGCAACATATCCTTTCTCTGTCTTCTCATGGGTCAGGCTCTGTATCTTTGACTGCCAGCCATCGTATCCAAAGATACGGTTGGCCTGTTCCAGCACAAACCAGCCCTCTACATATGACACCATCATAGCGCCTTGCTTTCTCTTAGATATGGCTGACGGATTCAACCCCTGTCCAAGTAAAAGCTCTGTTTTTTCTAGCATTCTTCCCTCCATTACCCTATGTTAAAAGGGTCGCACCACCTATTGGTGCTCCCTCCGGCACTCATTTGGGGATTCCCCTCCCAAGTGGGTGCCATTTTTTCTACCTCATCAACATCCAAGAAGACAACGTATTGTATCCTGTCCACAACGTCTAAACGTCCTGACTGGATATACCTTTGCACTGTTCTTCTATGGACGCTCAACATTTCGGCAGCCTTATCAAGAGTGACGAGACCACCGACTTCCAAGAGCCGTATTGCTTTACCCATGTTACCACCAACAGTAGATGTCTTCGCTGTTAACGAAGCTGAACCTGCCATCAGCAACCGCATCCAAGCAGTTGCCCACCACCATAACCTTTGTCCCTATCTTGGGCCTTATGGTTTCCGGTTCACTGCCGAAGCACCCCTTCCCCATGGTCACAACCTCATGGCACAATGCCATCCCGTAGTTCTTGTTCTCCTTCAACACAATGCTTAGGTCTGTTAGGTCGTCTTGCATTAAAGCCTTAACGATAACGAACCCATTCTTTATCTTCATCTTGTTGAAGTCTTCTTCACCCAAACTTCTGTAAGGGTTTATACTTACTGTCATATTTCCTCCTAAGTGTGTGCCACGGTAACACGCCAAGCACCCTTGTCATAGTTCTTTGTTGCGTGTTAACGCATCGCGTCGTTACTTGTATGCGTGTATCATATATATCTCTCTCTCTTCTGAAGAGAGAGAGAGATATATATATAGATATACTTCTTTCGAGTGTTGTCCCAAACCCGAATCCCTGCTCTTCCACGTCTTAGAACGGGCTGATCGGTGCATAGTTGTTCCATTCTTCTATCTCCTCCTTAGCCTCTGGGCTGTTAACATACATGGTCCCATCCGTATCCAGTCGAACCCACTCGGCTGACTTGATGGCCACCAACGGCCTCGCCGTTGCTGCGCTCTCCACATAGAAAGACCCTAGCTTGTACGGATTGTACTTGGCTTTAAACCAATGGTAACCCACCAGTATCTGGTCTGTCTTTGGTTTCAGTGGAGACCACTGGATGGGGGGTTGGTGCATCTTAACTTTGCTGCCCCTCCCATCGCTGCCAAAGCTCCCTCTTCCCGTAGGGACAAAGCTAATGAGCTCGCCCACCACAAAAGCGTGGACGTTCTTCTTCTTCGTTCTAAGTACCCGCTTCCTACCAGCTGGCTGTACTCTGAAGACGGGTTCCCTTATCAGAACTTCATCGGCATGCGCCACCACCCTGCCTTTATATTGGATGCTGTAGCACCCCTTGTGCAGGTTCCTGTATACCTTGACCTTTTTAGGGTCGAAGACACCTTCATCGACCAGTGCTTTAAACATCATACTCCTCATGGCTAGGGTTACAGTGAGGACCGCATTCACTCGGATCTTCACTCCATTTATCAGAATAGCGAATACTCAGTGCGAGCCTCCACTTAGCACAGAAGACCTCTTGATCTTCTGTGCTCATCCAAGCTGCCAAAGCCTCGATTAAATCTTCATAGGCCCCGATACCTTCTGACTCGTAGACCTGCTCGACTAGCTCAACCAATGGCTTACTCATGGCGACTCCCCCTGCCCATCATGGGCTGCCTCTTTAGGCAGGAACTCCTCTGGCGCATGCTTGTAGTAGATTTCGGTCGCTCGTTCTCCCAAGCCATAGACGTTGGCAAGTATCTTCACCAACTGGTTGATGTCTTTGCGCTGCTCGCTCCCTCTCTTCCATGCCCCATGGTCATCGCTCATACTGTACCACCAGTCATGAGCCTTGCACTTCTCCTTGAGCAGGTTCATTATCTTTCTAGCGTCGTTAAGATCCCCCGCACCTTTGTATATCTTTGTCATCCTTCTTCCCCTCCTACTTGTTCAGTGAGAGCCATCTCCATGATGGCCTCTCTTTCTCTCTCCATGCTCATGGCTGCACTCCTAAGAGTGGCAGTCATGGAGACCAAGTCGCTGACCCCATCTCTTATCTTGACCTCGGTATCCATGTCTCCCTCTAGGGACACGATGGCCTCGGCCATTTTCTTTACGACATGGCGAGCCTTTGCTAACTCGGCTACTCGGTACTCCAACGTACCATATTTGTAATCACCCATTTTGCTCATCCTCCTATTTGTACTAATCTATCCTTCATCGTGACCATACTACCCGATCTGGCTGAATGGTCCTCAAAGACTACGACGTAGCCCCTATTCTTTCGGGCACACAATGGCCCCTTCTTACCTCCACATGGCTTAGCTCCTAGGCAGCTCACTCCCTCAATGGTTTGAGCTGGACATCCCACGAACCTCACTCCGTTGTCCACCCATGCCTTCTTCTTTAGCTCTGGCACGATGGTCACCACATCTAATCCCTTGCCTACATACTCGAAGACTTCGCTCCTCGTATCGCATGAGACATTCATCACTATACTCTTTAGCTTGTATGCCTTTTCGGCATCGGCTCCACGCCTATGGGTGTACCCAAAGACGTGCTCATGTTTCCTGCAAGCCTTGTCTATGGCTCGCATGGCTGTCCAGTTAACAGCCCCTTCCTTTTCGGTCCAGTCCTCTCCGTCCTTCATCCACTTACTTGGATGCAGACCGCAGCTATGTGGGCATGAAGACTGGTCTGTCTTTATGCTCGCCACTGGACCACGCAAGGACCGCTTGACTTTCTTCTTACCTACCAACTTCCCGTTGTTGGTATTGGGTTGCAAGACAAACTTGCTTCCCACTGTGGGCATGTCCCCTACCTCAAAGAACCTGATAGACCTTGCGGTCATCTCTTTGAGGTCTGAGACCAAGGACTTCCATCCATGCCCTCTCTCGTAGACATCGTTCCAATGCCATCCGACGGGACCATTATACCCATAGCATGGCGAACGATGCCGTTGTTTCTTTCCCTCCATATGCACCTCCTTACTTACTCCATCCACTCAAAGGAAACAGGCCTTGTTCGACAAGCTCCATTAGCTCATCGAAGTGTTCGTCGTTCTCTCCGATACCGTGGTCGTTTATCCTCCCGATATCTAACCACCTTGCTTCGTAGGTCTTACCATCCCTTGAAACGGTTACGACGCTACCTTCTACTTTCACCACCTTGTAAGTCCCACATATTGGATCATCACTAACCCACCATATGGTCTCGCCAATGGCTGGCACCCATGCCTTACTCTTCATAGTGCTCCTCCTCAAGGTCGGCTGGGTCTCCTTGACCTCCTCCGGTCCCGTCCTCCCTCTCTTCACCGCAGTTGTCCCGATATTGGGAACAACATGGTAGGCATAGCTTGCCAGCATAGACGCCGAAGCTATACCGCTCCTCCACGTCATGGCGCTCTTCGCCGCATCCTGTACAATCTCTCATGTTTTCTCCTTTAAATGCTTCTTATAATAGGAGGACAAATCGACCCCCAAATATTCTTCATACTGCCTCGCCCGCCTCTCGAAGTTATCCCTCGCCAGCGAGCCTATCCACGCATAGCCATTGACTTCACACCACTCTTTAAAGCTTAACTTTGCCATTAGTTCCATACCCTCCTTAGTACTTTCCTCTTGCCTGTTTCCTTATCGACGGACCATACCGTCCCTCGATATACGTTTATTCCCATCGCATGCACGATGGAAGGGGTCACGATTTTAAATCGCTTCCCCGTCATGGTCGTACCAGTTATGTGGTACTCCCATCCTTTCCAGTATCTACTCATCCTCATCCTCATCCTCCTCATCTGGTACGCCTTGGACGTCATTGCCGTCGTCCACCCATGCCTCGCTTGCGTCCCACTTCCGGACGAATTCGCGTATTTTACGCAAGTACTCTTCATTTTCAGTTTCACTCATGTTCATCGCTCCTTGCTTAGGTTATTCGGTGACATCCTTAAGATGTCACCTGATAACACAAGCTATGTCCTATTTAGTCGGTTCAAATCCCCTAACAAGTACCCGTGCAAGCCCTCTTTAAGGTTACAACTCCAGTCAATAAGGACGTCCCTTTTAGTGAATGGCCCTAAGACCACGGCACCTAGCGGTTTACGTCTACGAGGCACGATAGCAACGTCAATTGCTTTCCTTGTGCCGTAATAGGTCTTTGCGTCGTCAGGCAAAAAGACCATGTAATATTCTTCCATACTCGCTCCCTTGTTTTAGTTATTCGGTGACATCGGTTGAGATGTCACCTGATAACTAAGACCTTTTACGCAATTTTGAGACCTTTTTGAAAAAAGGATGCGGGCTACTATAAGGATTTTGAATATCCCTAAGATTGTGGACCTCGGGCATCAAACAGCCCTTGGAACCGATGTTCCAGTCTGCCTTAACCTTTGGGCTTTTAGGGCCTTTAGGTTTTTTGGTCTTTTTGGGTTTAGATTTTGAGACCTCGTTTATTTTATCAAACTCGGCTTGGTTCTCCCGTTCCATATCACCGTCAAAGACGGCAATTTGGGAATGGGTAATCTTCAAACCCTTGACTTCATAGTCATTTATCATGATAACCTCCTAAGTTATGGACTAAAAGTTAAGATGCAGCATATCACGTGGGATATCAAAGCTACTATGTAGTGGCGCATTATTGCGCTTTCTAAAGCTATACAAAGCAAGCGAAATGCCACAATGCCAAAATGGGCTAAGTACCTGTTTTTAAACGCTTTCAATAGTTTGGCATGGGTAAAAAGTGACGTTTTTTGTCACTCTATCGGGACAAGATTAGAGATTATATGCTATATAGGATATAAAATGCTCTAAGTGGTTGAAAACAATGGGGTTGTAACCTATTGTGTCATGGTATTATGAAAAGTGACGTTTTTTGTCACCCTATTTGGACTTACATAAGTACTTACATTGTGGGTCATTGGGGGTATTCTCAGTAATGGTAATGGGTGAACGTTTGTTCAACCCCCCCTGCTACACTCACCCTCTATTTAGTGGTAGGTGTTTGTATGACATACCAAATGTAGGGGTAGGATGTGGTGGGACGTGTCAAATGTATAGGTCAGAACCAAATGCGCTTGCCTAAAGCCCATGACTGCCTTATTAGAATAACTCTACATTAGCTAGATCCACCCCCAGAGAAATTTTGGAGTTTTGATGCCACCTAACAAAAACACACTGCGAAGCCATATCAATCATATTATCAAGACGACAAACTATGATGCGCTGTTGCCAGTTTATAGGGATAACCCACCAGCCATAATCGAGCATGGTATTGCGACAGACTTAGAGCTGGCAAAGCATGGGAAGTGTATAGCTAAAAATAAGAACCAAGATCTCTGTAAGGGGCTTAGAGTGCAAGGAAGTTACTTCTGTTATTTCCATGACCCAGAGATTGCTGATATTAGGGATATATACCATAAGCATAAAACGAATGAGGGAAGGGACGCTGCTAGAGCTGCGTCCATTCTCCCGTCAATACTTACGGCTCCACAAATAGAAACTATGGATGATGTTAGAACCTTCTGCATCGAGACAGCTCACCAGATAAGAATAGGTGAACTGGATGCTAAGGCTGGATCTGTTGTTGCCTCATTTGTCAATCATATCATTAAGACATTACCAGAAGAAGAGATAATGCAAGACACTGTAGCCGATAAGTTAAGAGACATACTTATCAGCGAAGATTGAAATAACACTTCAAGCTCCTTGGGGAGCTGAAGTCTTAGCGAGACAATAAGGTACGAGGCCCCATTTGGCTAGTAAAAAAATATTCCCATCCTATAATAAGCTTCTAAAGCTTGCCGCGCTGTGTCAAGTTGTAGATCAGCGTTCGGGGAAGTCTGTTCCGTTCGAGTTACTAGAGGAACAGGCCAGCGTTTTAGAGACAATGTGTAATCAGCGCATGTGCATCTTCTTAAAGGGTAGGCAGATCGGGTGCTCTACGGTCATCTGCTTCCTAGATGCAATCTTTGCCATATGTAATCCGGCAACGAAGGTAGCTGTAGTGGCTGATACGGAGCAGAAAGTACACGGCCTACTGGACCGTGTACGGGACTTCATTAGACACTTGGGCATACATATGGAGATATCGAACAGAGCGAAGATTAGATTGTCCAATGGCTCAGAGATACATGCCTTAACAGCTAATGCGTCCAAAGGACAGGAGCAGTCCAAGGCTGGGCGCTCTATGAGCTATCAGATGCTCCATTTGTCAGAGATAGCCTTCTGGCCCGATCAAGATGCGTTCGGCGCTCTAACAGCCTCTGCGGGGATGTCAGCACCCATCATCATTGAATCTACCAGTTCCGGTCCCGGTGATCTCTTTTGGCACCTATGGATGGCTAATAACAACTTTGAGAAGATATTCTTCTCCGTAGAATCCCATAAAGCCTATCGAGCCGATCCCAGTCTATTGACCGCCGAACAAATCGAAAAGGGTGAGATTTTAGGATTCAAGACTCTAGGCGGAATGGCATGGTTTTTTAGAACATTAGAAGATAGATTTTCAAATGATTTAATAAAGTGCCTGCGAGAGTATCCGCAGATACCGGAACACGCATTCCAATCGGCTGCTGGCCGCTGGATTGGTGTTACGGCTCCAGTTTTGAAGCATACAACAGTTGATAATAATATTAAGATATTTCAAGAAAGACAGCACGGCCACTACTATTCGGTTGGGGTAGATACCGCCGGAGGGATAGGTAAGGACAATAATGCCATCGCAGTAATAGATAAGATAACTGGTGGTTTGGTATGTACTTATTATGATAATGAGAGTACTATTGACGAACTAGCAGAAAAGGTCCGTAAGGTTTATGAGTTATATGCGCCAGATCACATTTGTGTTGAAACGAATGGCATAGGTCAAGCGACCTCCCAGTCATGCAGAGACAAGGGTGTTCCGGTGAAAGAGTTTAGAACCACAGACGCATCCAGATATACGGCTTTGCTGTTGACCAAGTTGGCTGTGGAAAGAGGAGGTCTTGCGGGACCGGAGGAGTTGGCTTTGGAGTGCGATGATCTCCATATTGATAAACACGAACGGTTCGCCGGAAAAAAAGACCTCTGTATGTCTGTGGGGTTTGCGCTAGAGGATGCGAAGCGCAACCCCATTATTATTAAAAAAGAAAAAGATGACAATGTATTTGACATGGCATCGCACCTGAAATCAACTGGAAACTGGAGGGGCTTTTAATGGCTCAGCAAATGACCAATAGACAGCTAACCGCAGAAATGGCGGATAATCCAATGACTCTCAGAAGCATGACCGATGAAGATATTGATATGCTCATCGCGCTCATTGAGATGGAAGAAGTCGAAGATGAGAAGAACATAGGTGATTATGCTGCACAAGGTTTAGATACGGCAGCAGACGCTTACGGCGTTTTTGCACCAGCAGCCGGCGCTATTATCGGCGGAACCACTGGAGCACTTTCAGGAATACCTACTGGCGGACTAGGCACTGTTATAGGAACTCCTGCAGGGATAGCACTGGGTGCCGGAACTGGGCAAGCTCTTGCAACTGGTGTAAAGATGGGGGCCAACGCAATCACAGAAGGCGTACATCAAGACCGAGCAGGTCGCACTGGCGACTCTCAGAGAAAAAGATTTGAAAGACTGGCCAGAATCAAAGCAGTTCAAAGGAATAGGCTTGGGGCCAAAGAAGACAGAAAAGATTTAAAGAAACACTATAGCGACCTTGCGAGCGGATTCTAGGAGAACCAATGGAAATGCACTTACCAAGAGATGTTGAGAAAGATGTTGAAAACTTAGCCAAGTCTGTGGCCAAGAATAAGATGGCTGCAAAGATAGACATCATGAAGCATCCCAAGAAGGACCAAAGAGATGGAGAAGAGGGTAAGTACGATAGACTCTCTAACGATATTAGTGGTCTATTGGATTCATGGGATGATAGAGATCATCCCTACTATAAAGACCTCCAAAGGTTGCTAGATGATAAGAAAGACATCAAGCACGAAGAAGAAGATTATGATGAAGATCATGATGATGAGCATGACGAAGAGGACTATTAATGGCCAGTATACTTGATGGTGATGGCAGAGATGTAGTTCTCATTAAGGAAGAGGATGGCACAGATCTCACGGCTAGAGATCTATGCAATCAGCTTGTTGAGATTGGGAAGAAGTCTTCGTCAGACTTTCTAATGAAAGCTGAGCGCAACGAGCTCTTCGTTCGTGGCGAGCAGCGACAAGACATTGAGCGTGTTGGCAGGATGATGGCAGACGTTCCGTGGAACGATACCGTTCCCTTGGTGACGCACAATCTTTTACGCAACCTTGTTTTGACATGGTGCTCCAGACTCCTAGAGGAGAGACCTTCTGCCACAGCATATCCTACAAGTGCGGAAATGAAGGACATCGAAGCTGCTAAGGCAGCCCAGCAGCTAATCGAATACTTTGAGTTTGAAAACAATGTGGACTCAAAGATGTGGGACATTGCTAAGAACGCATGCTCACACGGCGTAGGTGGTATAAAATGCTATTACGACCCAGACCTAGACGAAGTTAAGTGGGATTTGGTCACTATATTTGACTACTATATAGACAATGTAGAAGACCCAGATGATGCTAAATGGTGCGTTTTCAGGCGATATATCAACCTTTATGACGCTAAACAGCTATTAAAGAAGGTTGGGATTAAACAGGTAGAAGCCAAGTCTTATTCGGTTAATGATCTCGAAGAGCGCGAAGGCGTCGAGGTTCACGAGATGTGGTACCAGCCTGATAGCCGGATCGAAAAAGGGGCTTACATCTTATTTGTTGATGGACATGTAGTGGAGAATATGGATTACCCATATGTGTTTCAACATCTTGAAGATCCTGATAGCGGCCAGACGAGATCTTACCTGCCAGTATGTTTATTCAAGGTTGGGTATATCCGTGGGACTTGCTACGGCGACACTTGGATGAACGACGCCGTTCCCATTCAGCGTCAGATAAATGAAATAGAATCAGTCATGACAAAGTTAAGACGAGACACTGGGACGATAAAGCTTATAGCACCCGGATCTATAGTTGATGCTTGGGATGACGCAAACTCAATGATTAAGTGTGATGATCCCGCAAAGGCGGATATGGTTAAATGGTTAGACCCTCCGAAATACAGCTCACTTCTTTTTGAAGACAGAGATAGATTAGAGCAAAGACTCTATGACATTGCTGGCCTCAACGAAGTCTTGACTGGAGCGGAGGGCGCGAAAAGCGGCACCTCCGCCAAGCAGATTGCGTATATAAGTCAGTTAGATAATATGAAGCATGCAGGAACCTTCCGTCACATTGAAAAGTTTTTAACCCAGTTATGGGGATTAACATTACATTTAGTGAGGAAGTATTATGTTTTACCTAGAATCGTTCGGATCGTTGGACCCGCTGATGAAATTGCATCTATGTATTTCACTGGTGCCGATATTGATGGCGTTGATATTCGCTTGGAACCCAGATCGGGTATGGAGAGATATTCTGCCACCAAGTCTCAGAATGTTATCGACAGACACGGCCAAGGTTTGGAAGCGGCGGATAATGTACCGGAACGCTCGACGACTGGTCTCGATCTTACGATGGAAGAGGCAAATCTTAAGGCAACGGTAATCGAGCAAGCAAAGTTAGTCATGGAGGGTTATCAAGTAACTCCGTTGACCAACATCAACCCAGTTTATGGTGCTCAGATTTTAACTGGATTTTTAGAGGGATACGGTCAGGAGCTGGATGAGACCCAGATTCAGTCAGTCATAAATCTTAAGTCTATGTATGATCAGCTCGGAGCAGCACAAGCCCAGCAACAACAAATGCAACAACAGCAACAGCAACCCCCTGAAGGGGAACCCATTCAGTAGGAGATAAAATGCCAGTAACCACAAAAGAATACAAATCACAACTTATCAATACGGGAGATGCTCTCCCGTACCCGATTGCCACAACGGTCTTTAGGCAACTTGCCGGTGGAACTCTAAATATAGACCTCACCGCAGCAAGCTTTGCAGGGGCGACCCTTATGGAGATAAAGCAATGCAATCAGCCCGCTAGTACAACCGCTAACTCCAATGTTGTATTCTTTACGATGGACGCAACATTACCAGCGATACCGGGAGGCGTCGCCCAAATAACAACAGGGACCAGCGCCAACCAGTGTGTTTTGGCCAATGTTCCCTGTATGAGAACGATTGATTCCGACACTACGGAAATAAATATAATAACCAGAGATCTTGCCCTTATTTCAGTTACCTTCTGGTAGGAAAAAATGCCTTTTAAATCTGACAAGCAAAAGAAGTGGATGTACGCCAACAAGCCTGAAATGGCCGCAGAGTGGAGTGCCGAAGAGAAGCACAAGAAGAAGAAGAAGAAGTATTCTAAGGCAGAAAAGATGAAAGCAGTAGAAAGAGTATCTAAATGATTGGTGGATTAGATAGAGCCTACAAGGAGCTTACTCGCAAGGAAGAAGTGGAGGCCATGAACAACACTTGGCACGAGTTGATGGACAAACATACTGGCCCATCCGGCACGGACTGGGGCAAACTCATGGAAGAGTGGAAGATGCTGGAGTCAGAAAACTACGCATGGGATTCTTTTAGATCTCTAACGCCCAACGACTACAACGAAGCAATGGATGAGAATGATAAATATGATAAGTTTCATTCATTGACTAACTCGATGAGCAACGAAGCAGATCGGACGTTTAAAGACCACTCGCCCGTGCCACCACTTATGGAAAAAATGCGGTCGCCCAAAAAGGCGAACAGCATTTTAGATAGAACAATAGACCCAAGAAAAAAGTTTAAAGAGACTTTAGCTAGAAGACGGGCTACTGAAAGGATTTCAAAATGACTGAGAATGGATGGTCGGAATATTCAAAGCTTGTTTTATCTGAGCTTGAAAAGCACGGTGAAAAACTTGAACGAATGTCTGAACATTTGATCAGGCATGGAGAGGAGCTGGCACAACTTAAGGTTAAGGCTGGCATATGGGGTGCTGTTTCTGGCGGCATCATAGGCATTGGATCATATATTATGACCAAGATAAGTTAACACAATAGGAGAACCCATGGAAAATGGCGAAGTCGTAAACGAGGCCCCGGCACCCTCAATCGAAGAGCAGATGGTAAGTCATCTGGAAAACAGCGAAAACGAGGAATCGCAATCCTCCGACACCGATGGCGAAACTATCGAGGAACCCGGTTCCGACACCGAACAAGTCGAGGCTCAAGATGAGCAGGAAGAAAGCGAGTGGGTAGATGATGCAGCGGAAGAACCTCAAGAAGAGGTCATTCCTAAAGCGGCATTTACTAAAAGAATAAACAGCCTTCAGGCTGCAAGGCGTAGGGCTGAGTCCCATGCTGAGCAACTTGATATGCAGCAAAAGCAGTATGAGTTAATGTTTTCAGCAATGAAAGATCGACTCAATACCTCTGAGAAAAAACTGGCAGAGTATGTTGATAGTGATCCCCGTGATCATGAAATCAGGCAAATGAGATTGCAGCATCAAATGCGAGAGTTGGAACAGCGGCAGCAGCAACAGCTTCATCATAAGAGGGTGTCAGAACATCAAGATCAAGTCGTCACGGAACGTGCTGACGAGATCATTGATACAGCGGATAACTTAGCAGAAAAGTATAACACTTTCAGTTCCGAGGAACTTGTGATTGCTTTCTCTAAGTCAGACGATGTTTCACTTGATGATCTAGCTAAGAATATTCACGGTGCTCGACTGAAAACCTATAGGAAACATTTAGCACGGGGCAAACCTAACGATGCCCCTAAACCTATACGCACACAAGGTGCACAAGTAAACACTTCAGGAAACTCATCCGATGATATGGTTGCGTTTCTTGAATCAATTTCTGGAGAAAAAAGATAATGGCTATTACATTTAATGAAATCGCTGAACTCGTTGCACGTTTTGGTAACTCAATCGTGACCGAGCAAGCAAATATGGCTGCGCCCTTTGTAGGCAAAGGGCATATTAATAAAGTAAAACAGGCTGGTACTGTTGGTATTGTTAACGTTAAAACTGGTGGTATCACTTCTACTGGTTTTATTTCTGATGGTGGTGCGTTGCCGTCTGGTTCTAACACTGAACCTGTTCAGCTTGCATACCATCCGAAAGCACTTTTCAGTCGCTTAAGTGTTCCTCGTATTGCAGCTCTTACTTGCATCAGCAAGCAAGACGGTGTGAACTTGGTTCGTGAGCAAATGGAAACTGTCGGAGCTGACTTGGGTCGTACCCTTGGACGAGCATTGTTTCGTTCTGGTGCGGTAACTCGTCCATTTCCGGCTCTTAACTTGGTGGATGGCGCTGCTGGTGTGATTGGCACACCACGGGTAATCACCCTAGACTCTATTGCTGTTGACGTATCGGGATACCGTATCGGTCATGCGTTCACTGGTGCAACCTACACGCAGACATTCCCTGCCACGGTAGCTGGAACACCAGCCGCATTGGTTGTTACAGGGATTAACTACGCTACAAACGTTGTGACGTTTACGCCACATGTTATGACTGCCTCTGGAACCGTTGGTGGTGCGTTACTTGCTCCGAACACTGGTGGCTTGTCCGTTACGACTTTTGCAACTTTAAGTCTTGACGTATTGGTTCCCTTGGACGGTGGTGCGCTTCAAAATGCAATGACTTCGTTATTGGATTTAGCAAGTGCAACATTGGCTCCAGTTGGATCAACTCTCGGTACAACTGGTAACTATAGTGGCATTGCTGCTGCTGGTGGTGACTATACTGGTAGCGAGGAGACTGCTGCACTGTTAACCATTGAGGCTATGGATAACCTATCAAAGAAAGTAAAGCGTCGTTCGGGTAAACCATGGACACATACTGTTATGAATAGCACAGTGTTCCATGATTACATGAGTCTCTTACTTTCAAATCGTAGATTTGTTGGAAGTGGTCAAGCAAATGATGCGGGTACGTCCTCAACTGCAACATATGAAGGTAAAACTATTGTTGTTGATGAGAACATGCCTGATCAAAACTTGTTGTTATTCACTGATAGCGACACCAAACTAGCTGAGTGGAGAGACTTCCAACCAGACTATGATGGTAAAAAAGCTGCGATGGTTTCACCGACTGACTTTATCTATGATACCCAGATCTTTGGTATGTACAATGTGCGATGTATCAAACGAAATGGCCTAGGCAAGTTAACCGGTATTGCTGGCGGAAACTGGCAAGACACACCTTGATCCATAGGTAACTAATGATTAAACCATCTCTTAAAACGCAAAAGAGACTGGCCTTAAGGCTGTCCCGGCACAACATTCAAGCGAGTGTTGTTGCTGGGGAGCTTTTATTTATGGAGCCAGTTAAGATGAAACTTAGAACCGGATGTGGGGTGACCTTTGTTATCGATACTGAAATCCCGATTTGTCCTTTTCCTGAATTTGGCCACTTCTCTGTCCCACTTAGTGGCAGAGTTAGTCGTCTGGCTGTCGCACAGCATTATAATAAAATGTGGGAAGATTCTCAAAGACCTTCAAAAGAGGCTTCATATAAAGCCATAGAGGCTGGCGAAGAGTTCGCTGACTTTTTAAATCACATTAGAACACCGAGGTTTTCTGTAAAATGAACCTAGAAACCGCACGAAAGATGACGCTGACTTTGATTGATGATCCCGATGGTCAGCGGTGGACGCCTCCAGCGGCTGCCGATCCGTTTGATCCCACAAACGAAGTAGACCTAGCCATACAAATGGCCGCACAAGAATGCGTATCGAACTACTGCAATCTTGGTGGAGATTTTTTTGATGCAGTATTAAACATAGCTTCGGCCAACGGCATATATAACTTTGGAAGTCTTTTCGTTGCAGGCGATCCCTCAAGCAGACCCATTGCACCGTTAATGATTAGGTCTGTAAACCTAAGACAAGGACAATCATATTATAATATACACGCCATCCGAGAAAAGGATGTGGAAGTGGATATGGATGTCATTCAAGACTTAAAGGTTCGCGTAGTATTTACTCCAGACTTTACCGATCTACCAGCTGCTAATCCGTTAAGATACTCCAGATCTATCAAAGACCCCTACACGGGAGTTCAAGGCCAACTTGAGTGGGCCGTATTTGACCAGTGGGTCTGCACAGTTGCGGCCAAACATTTAACACCAAAAGAAAACGAAGGAAACACACAGCTCGATGAGAGAATAATGATGTTGAGAGACACCTGCATGACAGCGCCGGAGAATCCAATATCTGTCATATTTCCATCAACAAGAAACCGAACCGTTGTGCCCGGAGCACTATGGTATCGCTGGAGTTATGCAGCTCGCGACACCAGATCTAATGAGGCATTTGTTCTCAGACTACACAGAGTGCGTTTCTGGTAATGGGACGTGTAATCCCCCAGCACAGCTATGACCATACACGAAGATCTCAAAGAGACATCGTTGTGTATAATGATATTGAACTAAGAAATGTCTTAGGCAATGTTAAGAGAGGTAGCCGTGTCGTTATTGCATCTCAGATATTTGTATCTCGATCTGTAGAGATAAATATCGTGGAGGCCCCCAATGGCACAAACTCCCAACAAGCAGTAACGATAACAGGGTTTGGCGGAGGACGGCTAGAGCCAAAATCAGGATCTACCCCCTTTGATCTTTTCAAGGTAGGTGGCGACAGTCCAACCAAGACTGCAAGCAATTCATCATACCTATTCATACAAGATCTATACATAAAGGGGTTTGATGCAGTAATCCTCAACAAGGAGTCTGCATCAAACTATATCTTAACATCAGTGAATGTTCAGAGATGCGTCATAGAGGAGTGTGAAAAGGTTTTCTCTAGAGAGGGCGGCGGTGCGTCCCAAAACCTATTCCTTCAAGAGTCTGTTATCAGTGACAATATCATCATATCCACAGTTACCATACAGACTGTTTTTTCAGACATTTATATAAACCTTGTTCGATGTGAAATGTATGCAAATACTGAAAAGATAAGAGGCGGGACGGGTTATCCGCCCGCCACTGTTTCCATTAACGGAATCTTTAGCGAAACAAACATGACAGATAACACCCTTCTTGGGAGTGTTGACATTTTCCTTTTTGAGGGGTCCATGAGTGGAAACTCTATTGGTGGAAACCTGACAGTAAAGGGAGATCCGGCCACAGTGGGGATGAAAGACTCTCCAAGGCTTTTTGGTAACCGAGTCGCTCAGCTCCTAACTGTTGGCCCCGACATCAAAGGTCTCCAGTTAACCAACAACTTTATTGATGAGATATTTATAGATCCCACCTCTGAGTCTTTAGTAATAGTGGGAAATGTTGTTGGAAACCTAACCTATCCAGCAGTAATGCTAAATACGGAATGCTGCATAGTAAGAGACAATATCGCATACGACGCATTCCCCCTAGCTGAGTCACTCTCGACCGACATCATAGGGCCGGGAAGAATAGCTTATGGTGGTGAGTATCTAGGGGAGACAGTAATAGATAGCCCTATAAATACATGGGTTAGAAATGTAACTGCTGATGCGACTCTTGGGGTCTGGGAAGACTTAACAAATATAAACAATATCAGTCAGAGATCTGAGGTAACATTTTATATTCCATGTGGGAAAACATGCTTAATACGATTGCATTCCCATATAATATGCTCCTCAGCTCTAGCGGAAAAGGTCAACATTAGACTTGTAGATTTTACTAGCGGGGTGGCGGTCCCATTGAGTGCCACGATGAATACCGTTCAAGAGATTAACTATGAGGCAGTCTTAAAACAGCCTGTAATGTTTGAGTGGAGGTTTAATGGTAACTATCTTGGGTCTCCCTTTGTGGCTGGCCAAGAAGTAACTCTAGGGTTTCAAGTTCAAACAGAAGTACCGGCAACTTCAGGGATTACCTTTGTCGCTGGAACCAGCTTGGCTTGGGGAAACTTTGGTCCAATGACTATTGCCGCTGAAGGAATAGGGTCTAAGCATTTATTTGTGGATGCCGATGGGCCTCCACCACTCAAAGGAAAGCCACCACCAAAAGGAAAGGTGTGATCATGAGCAATAATATTTCATCAGCAATAAGCACTGCAAACTGGAACAAGAGAAACATGTGGATCAATCAGTCCGAAGAGCTTACGACAAGGCCGGGACAAGACCAGATATGCTCATTCACGGCATTTCCAGCACCCCATCAAATGTATCCCAGAGGATCTTTTACTGCCAAGTCTCAGTTTGCAGACAGCGTTCAGCACTATGTATTAATGGGAACAGGATCACCAGCTCAAAGAACTCTTGAGATGTATGTAATGGATGAGAACCTGCCAGACACTCAAAGAAAACAGGTGCTTCCCCTTGGAGCCGATAGACCAATAAGGGCCATGACTGGCGCAGTGGTGAATGGGGAGGTCATAATATCTGGACCCGACATCCCAACACTTTGGGGTTATTCTGGAAGCGGAATCGTTGTGGCGACTTCAGAGCTTTCGGTTAACCCATCAATACAGACCCTATCAATGCCCAGAGGAATCTGCGTTTCTTGGGCAGATAGATGTGTCATAGCTCAAGGTGAAGCATTGTTCATATCAGATCCGTATGCGCCACGAACCTATACAGCTGATGGCTTCTTGGCTCTTCCGGGCGTTGTCTATGGTCTGCACGTTACCGATACAGGGGATTTGGTAGCGGTTACAAGTGAGGGCGTGTACTCAATGAACTCACAGTCCGTAGCTCAAGGTGCAGGAATCGTAGGCTCCGTAAACAAGATTTCAAACTATAAGGCAAACGATTACAGGCAGAGCGCCATGACGCCATTTGGACTATACGGACTAACAAAGCGCGGGTATAAACGTATTGATGTTGAAACATCCGATGAGGTTCCATTATCAGATAAAAGGTTTGTTAGGTCGTTATCTGATATGATTTCTTTTCCTGATTATAGATCAGGACAGATGTTTGAAACAGATACCGGAATGGCTGTTGCTATTGGATCTATAGATAAGAATGCAAACGACACCTTTGAGGGCGGCGTTTGCATGGTCGATCTATATGAAGATTTAAAGAGCTGGTGGACACCAAGCAAGATGAAGGGGCTGGAGGGGGTCTTAACAAGTCGAGAAGGTGAGACATTGTTTCTGTTTCGCGCATGCAATACGTCAGGGATAGTTGTGGGAGACATGGCCGTCGTTATGAAGTTCCACTTAGACAGAGATACGATAACAGATGATAACACATTCGCTCAAGCCTATAGGTCAGACATTACCTATAGCGGGTCGATTGCTGGCCTAGTCCCATATAACCCTGAAATACAACCCGTGGTGAGAGCTATATTTATGAAGGCTGACAATGGTGGAAAACTTGTAAAGGTTGCCGTAAGGGGAGAGTATCAAAAGCAAGACGGAACACTTCAAGAGATTGTGACCGAAGCCAACGGAGTCGTTATGGACGGTGGGACAACCAAGTGGGGGCCAACAGCCCCAAATGACGCCAAGCTTAAAACAGTAGAGCTAGAAGGTAACAGGTTCCAGTTTGCTAAGAGAACTGATGATATCTCAGTAGAGGTTCAGGCTGCCGGAGGCCGGGTTCGCATTGGCGGAGTGTCATTTGCCACACGAGGCTACGGTCAAAGGAGACCTGTATAATGGCTATCATAGATGGATTTTCAATACTCACGCAAGACATAAATGTGACCTTTAGCAATGCAGCGGTTGGCCCTATAACAGGACTAACTTTCGGCATTGACGCCATGAAAGACATGAAGAACGCATACACCATCTTGGGCAGATTCAGGGTATGGCAGGAATCGCCTAGCGCGACCGACATTATCACAAAACAATACTTTACAAGCCCAGATGATTATGACGCATACGCTATTGGGTTTAGCGTCAGATGGGACAGCCCAACTGCGGCGGCGGCGGGCGTTCAAGTAAGGGTTCAGGGGGCGCTTACCGACCTTGAGAGCGATCTACCGCTTCCGACCCACCTATTCCTTACGGAGCCGATCACAAACCTTGAGGGTGGGCTAGAGCTTCACTGGCAGGGGGTCTCGGCAGCCCTAGTGAATGCAGACAGATATGTAACATATGATGTAGATAGCAATAGGCCAGCCAATACCCTACTAAAGGGGTCAAAGTATGAAGTCATAACAACCGTTAACAGCCCAACGGATGGAAAGTTAATGGTGGAAACCTTTATGCTGGTAAAGAACGCACTGAGGAGAAACTAAGTGAAGACTGGAAGATTTCCATGGTTCGCCAGATTAGGCCAAACATTTGACCCAAAGTCTGTTAACGAGAACTTTCGCAAGGGAGCAGACTATATCCGCGATGCGTTAAAGATGAGGTACACCTACAGCCTTATAACGTACAATCTTACAGACTTAGACCTTGATCTGGCGGCCCATAAACATAGATTTATCTTCTATCCCGGATCCCCTATGGATATTGTGGGCGCAGAGCTGGTCGCAGCTGGGTATGCGGAGGGTGAAAGCATATATGTGAGATGGGTTGGCCCCGATGAGGTTGCGTCAGTGCAGACCACCAGCACGTCTGGAGTGGCTACGGGCACAACCGTGGTTCTACCAAACGGTGGCCCGACTGCTAGTTGGAGATGGCTTGAGGCAAAGGGAAGTGACAACTTTGACCTAGCTGAGGACATAAACCAAAGAGCATTGAGGGTTGGAGACCCAGCCCCACTGGGCGCAAACATTATTGCAATAGAGGGCGACTCAGCACTGGCAGCCAGCGGAAAAAGCGCAACTTTAAATGTATGGATTAGGCAAGACAGGGGAACAGATCCCGACTTTGAGATGCCGGAGCTGTTCAACGGAACAGACCCGGCAGACGCTAACAAGTTTAATGACATCGTAGCCGAGCTTCAAACTCAAAGAACAAATGCTGTTGGGAACCTAAATACTAGAAGATGTGAGGTCATTATGGCTACGGGGGGCATGGGTGCTACCGGTGTCGGAGCAGCCAATAGCCCCATGCAGACCAAGATGAACTCAACAATACCATCACCAACAACATCTGATGGAGACTGGAAACTAAAGCGGATTGATACCGGATTTGTAGCGAAAAACGCATCCTTTGCTCCCGGATTTGCTGCAAGAAGATTTCAGACCGAGATTTTCAAGGGTGGTGCAACCGTGGTTACGCAAGAAACAGCACTGGGCGACACTGGCGGTCCAACTACTTACAATGAAATATATAGGTGGGGCGACACGTTGGCACCGCAAGACCTTACTGACCCCGCCGCAGCATCAGTGACTCTTCCGGTCGAAGACAACACGCTCGTAAACACAGAGCTAGATCCGGTCGCCATTGGACATGACATAGAAACAATATACTACTACATGTGGTACAGCCTAAAAT